CCCGCGCCCAATGTTTTTGAGACCTTCCTGAATGAATTGGAAGCGCAGGTGGGAAAAATGGAAATGGCAATAACGATATTTCACTTTTCTGTTATTAAGCAGAAGCTGCGGGAAATGATAGCTAAGGCGCGGAGTGCGCCTAAGTAATGAAAGTCTATAACATGGGCACTGCGATCTTCACGATCAAAAAAGAGCCTATAGACTTTAAAGCTACCGAAGCCGAGCTTCGCAAAATATACGACGCGGCGTTCAAAGGGCTGCGCGGCGATTCAATGGCTATCAAAGTAGGCTATATGCCTTCTGCTTTTACTGCCCTGCGTGAAATTGATCCTCTCGTCAATTACGCCATCATGCGCGGGCAGGCGGATTTTGAAGAAGCCATCAGCGACGGGATGCTCACCAACGCCATAAATAATAACGACGCTAAAATGCAGATTCATCTGTCTACGCATCGCATGGGCTATATGCCTGCCAAACCAGCGGAAGGCGAACGTCAGGACATACGCATAGTTGTGGAAAATTCCCTGCCCGACCCTAAGCTCCCGATAAGCACTTCTACGGCTATAAACGGCGTAGATGGCTGAACTCCGCGTCACCCTCCCGGTACTGCACAGTGGACAACTAGCGCTATTCAGTCAGCAGCAACGGCTCAATGTCCCACGCTGCGGACGGCGCTGGGGCAAGACTCGCTTTTTGGAGTATCTAGCGGGTAAAAAGTCATGTAATGGGGGCTCCGTGGGCATCTTCGCGCCGGAGCATAAGCAACTGGCCGAGCCGTGGGATCATCTACGCGATATGCTCGACCCTATCGTGCGCTCCGCCAACCGCAACGATGGCACCATCAAGCTCATAGGTAATGGCAAGATTGACTTCTGGACGCTGAACGACAATGAATTGGCGGGCCGGGGGCGGGAGTATGACTTGGTGCTGGTGGATGAAGCGGCCTTCACCAAATCACCACAAATGAAAGAAGAAATTTGGTTCAAGTCAATCAAGCCTACTATGCTGACTACGCGCGGCATTGCGTGGGTGTTCTCCACCCCCAGCGGGGTAGACCCGGACAACTTCTTCTACGCGGCCTGCAATGATGACACGATGGGGTTCAAGTCGTTCCATGCCCCTACGTCGAGTAACCCCTTCGTGCCCTTGGATGAATTGGAGCGCGAGCGCGAGCGCAACCATCCTGCGGTATTCAGACAGGAATATCTGGCGGAATTCGTGGATTGGTCAGGTGTGGCGTTCTTCTCCGCCGATAAATTGCTAATCAATAATTTACCCGCTCCCTACCCCGAGCGCTGCGACTTGGTGTATGCCGTCATGGACTGCGCGGTGAAAGGTGGCAAGGAACATGACTCTACCGCAGTGGTGTATTTCAGCTATTCCGAGCGCGCGCCCAATCCGCTTACCATCTTGGACTATGACGCCATCAATATCGACGGGGCCATGCTGGAAACATGGATACCCAGTGTGTTCTCCCGGTTGGATGAATTATCCATTATGTGTAAAGCGCGCCAAGGTGTTGCAGGTACCTTCATCGAAGATACCGCAGCGGGGAGCATTCTGCTGCAACAAGGCGTCAACCGGGGATGGAACATACACCCCATAGACAGCAAACTGACACAGGCAGGTAAGGATGAACGGGCTATCAGCGTGTCAGGCTACTACCACCAAGAGAAGCTGAAAATTAGCAACTATGCCTATGACAAGCTGCTGAACCTGAAGGGCTCAACCCGCAACCATCTGCTGACCCAGCTTGCGAATTTCCGCATTGGGGATAAAGAAGCCAATAAGCGCGCCGATGACTTGCTGGATTGCGTGGTGTATGGTCTAGCTATTGGAGTAGGCAACAAATTAGGGTACTAATCTCTGCGCGTTTAATATACCATTGCCAATAAACCAAATAGAGGCATCCTATGGCTGATGTTTCCATAAGTAACACCAATATACCGTCCCAACTGATGACGCTGTTAGAGGCCAACTCCATTGAACCGGGGACGGATATTGGGTATTCGCTATGTAAAATAATCTGGGAATTTCACCCGCTCGCAGGCAAATTGGTGGAAAAGCCTATTGTTTTAGCCCTCTCCAAACAGCGCTTTATCAATGTGGATACTCAGCCCAAAGATATGCTGACAATGGCATTTCAGAAGGAGTGGGACTCTCTCGGGGCCACCAACCATATCCGGGATGTGACTTTTTTAAAGCGGGTATATGGTGTGGCAGCTATTGTTTATGGGGCTGATGACATACCTACCGACGAGGCCATAGACCCGTGGACACTACCGGACTTAAATATCTATTTTAATCAATTAGACCCATTAAATCTGGCGGGTTCTGTTGTTACCAATCAAAACCCCAATGCGCCGGATTTTCAGAAGCCCAAGAATTATATCACCGCCGCAGGACAGCCCTACCATCCAAGCCGTAGTGTGGTGGTGTTTCATAACACACCTATTTATCTGGCCTACCAAGCCTCCGGCTTTGGCTATACAGGCCGGTCTATCTTCCAGCGCGCGCTGTACCCCCTGAAGTCTTTTGTCCAATCCATGATTACGGATGACATGGTAACGATGAAGGCGGGGCTTCTGATTATTAAACAAAAAGCGGCTGGCTCCATTGTGAACCGCCTCATGCAGACCGCTGCGGGGATCAAGCGCACCTATTTGCAGCAAGGTACTACCGGCAATGTATTGAGCATAGATATAGATGAATCCATTGAAGCGGTTGATCTTCGCAATACCGATACCGCCATGACTACCGCGCGCGACAACATCATTGCCAACATTGCAGCAGCCTCTGATGTGCCTGCCATGCTCATAAAAGATGAAGCCTTCACCAATGGTTTCGGAGAAGGAACGGAAGATTCCAAGGCTATCGTGCAATATATTGAGGGTATTCGCGCTGATATGCTGCCCTTATTTGAGTTTTTTGACAAGATTGTGCAGCATCGGGCATGGAATAAAAACTTTTTCGAGTCAGTTAAGGCTGCATACCCTGAAAAATACTCAAAAATGACCTACGAACGAGCTTTTTATGAATGGAAGGACGCATTCAAGCCTTCGTGGCAGAACCTCATGGAAGAACCCCTATCGGAAAAGGTTAAGGTTGATGAAACTAAATTGAAAGGAATTACGGAAGTGCTGCGTACCGTATTGCCGGTCATGGATGGCCCCAACCGAGCGCGCGCAATCGAGTGGGCGCAGGATAACTTGGCGGAAATGCCAGATACATTTAAGAGCGACCTTAATTTAGATATTGTGGAAATTGCAGAATATGAACTGCCCGTACCCTTAACCGCGCCTACTGAGCCCCCAAGCAAAGATTAATATGTCTTTTTATGAAACGCTTACTGCGGCTATAAATGATTTTATTATTTATGGGTTCGATAACCCGGAACGACTTGATTATTGGGCAAAACAGTTAAAAAAAACGCTAATAAGTTCGTTAATGGACGAAAAAGCGTTGGAAAACGCCGTTGAAAGCGCTTTAAATACGGCCTATAACCGGCTAGTCACCAAAGGTAAATTAATAAATAAGCATGTAGATCGGTTCACCATAGACCGATTAAAACCTAAATTGCGTGAGGAATTGCAGCGCCGCATTACCGCAAGCGCTAAATTAATTAAATTAAACCGTGAAGAAACAATTAGTAATGTTCTGCGCCGATTTTCTGGCTGGGCTTCGAGCATCCCTGAAGGGGGCTCCAAGGCGGTAGATAAGGCAAAAGAAAAACAGGCTATACGCAAATCGTTAGCCAAAGCACCTTTTGAAGAACGCAGGGTAATAATAGATCAAACGCATAAATTAATAGCCAATATTAATGATATTGTTGCTGTTGATAACGGAGCTATTGGGGCTGAATGGAATTCCCACTGGCGCGAAGCGTCCTATGATTATCGTGAAGATCATAAAGAACGCGATGCAAAAGTATATGTATTGCGTGGAAATTGGGCCTCCGGTAAAGGGCTTATCAATCCCCTGCACGGCTATACGGATGCCATAACTATGCCCAGTGAAGAACCATACTGCCGATGTTTCTATAGGTATATCTATACTTTGCGCGGCCTGCCGGAAGAAATGCTTACCGCAAAAGGTAAAACAGCGATACAATCAGCGAAAACCCAACTAAGGTAATAGATTGCCTACAACCAGCCCAGCCCAAGAACGCCTCATGCAAGCCGCCGCGCACACACCCGGCGGGTTTGGCGGCGTACCTCAGTCTGTGGGGGAAGAATTTACCAAAGGTGATGAAATACCCGCCGGGCCCACTCCACTTAGTACGCCTGAAATCGCTGAAGATGGCCTTTTAGACGTAACCAAAAAACTAAATGAAAAAGTCGTCTCCGATGCGGCTACAGGGCTTGCAGCAGGTATTCTATTCGTTACGCCTAATAGTGAAATTTTACTTTTGCGCCGAGGCAACAGTGGCGATTACCCCGGTACTTTTTGTACCCCCGGCGGCCATCAGGAAGATGGCGAAACGCTGGAAGAATGCGCGCGCCGTGAAACATTGGAAGAAACCGGGTTGAAGTTTGAAGGCGCGCTGGAAAAAC